CCCAATGCCATCAGGGGGATTTGAACCTCCGACCTTGGCTTTACAAAAGCCCTGCACTACCACTGTGCTATGATGGCGGAGAGCGGATGGAGTGAATCGAACACTCGACTGGAGGTTGGAAACCTCTGATTTTACCACTAAACTACACCCGCAAGAGTCTCGGCATGTTCTTCATAGTAAGCAATGGCATCTTCATACCTTTGCTCATCGACAAGTTGATGCAACCTATCAATTAAGGAATCCTTAATGAGTTCATCCAGCGTCTGATGATCCATTGAAATAGTCCTTCCTATAATAACGGCCGAGGATGTTACTATTATAGAAGGCTGGTTCCCCATTGTCAAGGGCTTCTGTTAGGACATTATTAAGAAATAATTGTCTTGTCTCTTCGTAATTTACTTTTCCGCCTGTGGTGTGGAGCGAGATGATTTCTCTACGGAAGGTATGATTCCCCAGAAGTTTCCTGTCTTCTGTAAGTTCCTTAGAACTTCCGTAGTATGCCTTCCAGTTACTTTCACTCGTCCGTTTGCGTCTGCTATTTCGATGCTTCCGGCGTTGGGTGAAGTACTTTCTCCCAATGTACCGTTTACCCGACTGGATATTAGTAATGCAGTAGACGTAACCGAAGAAGTCGCCAATGTCAGCAGAAGTAAAAGTTGTACCTTTGTATGTCCAGGCGTTTTCATAATCTCTTTCACCCACTGAGGTCTTTGTGGTGGTGTCCATCCCATAATCTTCATTGTCATTGTATTTTTATTTAGTTCTAATAATTCAACCTCATTTGGGAAGTCACTTATCTTTCTTATAGTTCTTCCACGCAGTAGCATATGCGATTGACTTCTCTTGGTCAGTCAACCCTCCGTCTTTCGCATACGACTTTTTTATATGTTTTACCATCCTTTCATGCTTCTTAGTTGGAGGTGCAACTTCAGATACTACTTCAGGTTGATATGACTCCATTGCACCTTGATCCTGAAATCTCTTCTTCAATGCCTCTTTACCACCTGAAGGAGTCTTTGCACCTTTTACTTTTTTAACACCTTTGGACGCATGATGTTTCGCTTTTCTATCACGTTCAACTTTATCATGTCCATGAAAGACAACATCTACAGCACTATGACGCTTATTTCTATCCGACCTTACATTAGGTGGATTCTTTTTCAAATAAGAATGACGGGCTGAATACTTTGTCATACTCTTACCGTCAGGTTGATCCCAACCTTTACCCTTACCATACTTTACATCATCAATCTTTGCTTCATCTACAGTCTCTTCTTTAATTTTCTTTTTCTTCGCTCGTAACTGAGCAGCAGTCCAACCAGCACGTTTATCCTGCTTCTCAAGGTCATACAAATCTCCTGCCAATCTTTCTTTTGTACTACTGGGATCAATTGAACCCTTAGGCCAATCTTTAGTACGACGAGAGACTAATGCTTCATCTACAGTCTCTTCTTTATTAAGAACATATGCCTGATAGGTTGGAGACTTCTTCTCTACCTTACCACCTGCTCTTTTCTTTGCCCTGTTACCAGCACCTCTATCCGAATCAGGCCAATCACCTGAAGTTGGATGAATTTTTGCTGCACCTGCTTTCCTCGATGTTCCTTTACCACCAAGTCTTTCAGTTAAAGGAAGTTCTGGTTCAAATCCTGCATCAATAACTCTTACAATACCATCTCCATCCTCATCTGCATCCTTAAGATCTTTTGCATTTAAAGACTTCCCTGTCTTAATAAGATCTTTAGCACGCCTCTTCTTAACTTTAGCTCCAAGTGCTTTCTCAGACTTAAGACCCTCTTCAACTGGAGCCAACTTTAAGAACTGATCAAGTGTCTTCCTAAGTTTCTTAGCAGGTTTCTGATTAAGATCGTCTTGTTCAATCCTATCTTTTCTTGTTGGCATGATCGATTCTTCCATACCAAAAGGACTCACATACTTTTCTCGTTCTGCATTTCTAATTCTCCTGGCCGCCTCATGGCCTGGGTCATCATACTTTCTTCCTTTAGGATACTTATGTCCAGACTTCTTTCCTTTAAGTTCCTTTACCTTTCTCCTAATGGAGTCAATCATTCCTTCTTCAATCATTTCTTTGACCCCTTCATGATTGCACCCTTACCATGTTCAGCTTCAATCTTTGCCTTCACAATGTCAAGAGCAGACTTTCCTTTACCGTACTTCTTCTCTGTTTCTCTTTGGAGAACAGTCTTTCCTTTAGTCTTTTTTGAACTTGGAGGAGGAGAACTTGGTCCCGATCTATCAGTACCACGCCATCCTGTTCCATACTTTTCAAGTTGCTTATCTCTCCAATGATCGTACCCTTCTTCATCCAAGACTACCTCTTCATTTGTTTTCTTAGGAGGTGGTCCAATCCAATCACCTTTCTTTACTTTTTTCTTCTTCTTTGAATGATACTTACGCATTGCAGGTAGTGGTGATTCCTCTGGATCTCCACCCTTACTAATTCTCTTCTTCTCTAAACGTGCAAGGATGTCAGTAATATCTGCCTCATGCAATAGTTCTGACTTCCAATCAGAAAGTTCTTCACCAGTAAGTACTTTCTTAACCTTACCAGCAAACTTCACAGTATCCTTAGCACCTTTAACAGCACCCTTCGCAAACACTCTTGCTGGTTGTACTGCTTTCTTATGTCTCTTAACACCTGCCTTTACTGCACCTCTGATCTTATCAGCGATTCCTTCTTTAGATGCCTTCTTAGCTGGTTGTGTTGCCTTTGCTTTAGGTACAGCCTTTACTACCTTTACTTTCTTAGCAACTGGTTTTACTGCTTTCTTTGCCTTAGTCTTTGCCTTGACTCTATCTGCAGCTTCACTTCTTTCTTTATTAGGACCATCATATGCCATAGCACCTTTCTGTGTGCGTGGTGGTTTAGATCCACCCTTAACTGTAGTCTTATATGACAAACCTATCTTTGGTTTCTTCTTAGGAGTTTCTTTATACTCACCAGTTTTATTCTCTTTTCTCTTTGCTTCTGCAGCAGCATCCTTTTCTACTGTCTTCCAGATAGTCTTCTTAGTCTTTACATTCAACCTACGAGCCTTTCTTTCGTCGAGAAGTTCAACCTCTTCCTTAACACCACGCCTTGCTTTATGTTCTGCAGTACGTGCTTTCATTGCATCTAAGCCAGGAGATCCCTTCTGTCCTCTATCATACATCCACTTCCGAGTTCTTGAAGCAATCTTTTCACCTTCACCAGCATTAACATGTGTAGCACCCTTCTCTCTTGGTTCACCCAATCTTGGTCCAGTGGCAACCTTTTCAAGAACAGCACCAACAAAATCATCAAGACCAACCTCTTCTATAATAAGATCTATACCCTCTTCATTAATTCCTGCCTCATAGAAGTACTCAACAGCAGCTTCTATGCTTTCACTTACTTCCTCATCTTCCTTTTCTTCTGATGAATGGTCTATTGTACAACCAAATACTCCACAGTCAGGACACAATCCACTTGCAAATCCTTTCTGCATCCCACCTGCTCTTGCTTGAATCCCTTCTTCTGCAAGTTGAACAGCCTCATGAATGGATTCCTTTGCATGGAAAAGATCGTTCTCTCTTATATAAGTATCAAGTAACTCAGATAGTTCCCACTTATCAAGATCATATCCCTGTTCATGTAAATTCTTAGTCCACTCACTAAACTTAGTTACATAATTATCATTTAATTCTGTCTTATACTTTTCGTAAGCAAGTCTATGTCTTCCCTTTACCTCTTCGTACTGAGGATGTCCTTTAATCTTGTCCGCTCCTCCATGCTTCTTAGCAAGAGCAGCCTTCTTCTTTTCATAATCAGGTGACTTTGTATTATCATACTTCGCTTCCTTATATAAAGCACTCGCCTCTTTATGTTTACCTGCGTTGGTAAGAGCCTTTATTTTATCATACTTTGCCGTAGCAGCCTTCTGTGCAGGAGTCTTCTCAGTAGACTTCCTATTAGCTAACTGTTTAGCAGTGGGTTTCCCTTCCTTATAATACTTACCAGTACCAGATTCGGGAGTCGCTTTTTCATAAATCTTGGCGTATGCACTTGAATAATCAGGCTGAATGTTATTATCCATACTCAGTCAGTTCCTTACAGAGGCTATAGGCTATCATACGTATTTATTATATCAATAAATAGAAGTTAGGGACCCTATATAAGGAAGCTAAATGGCCAGACAAGGAATATTTACTGGGTTTACACCTAACGATGGTCTGGGAGATTCACTCGCATCTGGTGCCGTAAAAGTTAACGCTAACTTTACTGAAATCTATCAGACTTTTGGTGATGGTACAAACCTCAGTGTCAATGCGGGAAGTGCAGGTACTTGGTCAAAGGTAGGATCAACAGGAATTGCAACCAGTAAGTACGTAGGCATCGGAACCACTGTCCCAAGTTCACAGTTCCATGTCGTAGGAAACGCTTGGATGTCTGGTATCACTACTGGTACATTCGTTGGAGATGGTTCAGGTCTAACAGGTGTTACTGCAACTGGTTCTGGTGTAGTAATTAAAGATAGTGGAACACTGATTGGTGTTGCACAAAGTATTAACTTCGGAGACAATATATACGTCGGTCAAGTCTTTGGTGGAAATGTAACTGTTGCAGGTGTTGATACCGTTAGTTACTCACATGTATCTGGAGTATCAACCTACTCAATAGTAGCTGCTGGTGCAACAACAGCTGACTATGCAACCAAAGCAGGTCTCGCAACCTATTCTGAAACATCAGGGATTGCAACCTTCGCAACAACGGCAGGTATAGTAACATATGCACAGGCAGCTGGTATTGCAACGGAAGCAGGTAACGCAACCTACTCAACCAGCGCTGGAGTAGCAACTTACTCTCCTAATTCTGGACTCTCAACTCTTTCTGGGTATGCAACCAACGCAGGAGTAGCAACAGTCGCACAGAATTTAACAGGAACTCCATCAATAGTTGTTGATAATGTTAATGGTACTGGAATTGTAACCTTCCCTGGCCAAGGAAGTAAGATGCGCTTTGACTTTGATGCAACAGGTGATATGCCTACTGCAACATCGTACAGAGGTATGTTTGCTTATGCAAATAACACCAAGAGAGCATACGTCTCAACTGGAACCACAATGGGTGGTTACAATGGTTGGAGACAACTCATTGCAATGGATGAGTATGGTAACTATCAAACTACAGGTATCCTAACTGCATCATTTATTTCTGGTGATGGTTCTGGACTTACTAACCTACCATCTACTGATAGTATATGGAGAGTTAATAGTAGTGGTATTCATACACTTGGCGGTGTTGGTATTGGTACTACAACTGCTTCTCCAGGCGCACTAAACGTCAGAGGTAATATAAACCTTGACGGTAGAATGGATGGTACTTCAACAGATAACAGACTACCATTCCTCTGGTCAACATATAATGATCTTGTAACTGCTGGTGCTAACACATTACATGGTCAGTTTGCACATGTACATGAGACAGAGAAAGCATACTTCGCACATGATGGTAACTGGGTTAAGTTAGTCAATCACGAACTTGATACTACAGTTGGAACAGGAACAGAGAATTATAAAGTCGGTGTTATAACTGCTACATCCTTCCACGGAGATGGATCAAACCTAACCAACTTACCTGGCGGTGGTGGTAACAGTGGTTATGCAAACACTGCTGGTATCGCAACAGTCGCACAAGGATTAACTGGAACACCAAACATTACAGTCGCACAAGTCACTGCTGCAAATGTAAGTTCCGCTGGTGTAGTTACCGCAACATCATTTGTTGGTGATGGTTCTGGACTGACTGGTGTTACTGCATCTGGTACAGGTATCATAGTTAAAGACGGTGGTACTCTTGTAGGAACCATTGGTACTATTGACTTCGGTACAAACCTATCCCTAACACCTGCATCTGCTGGTGTAGTTACTGTTACCTCCACTGGTGGTCTAACAATAGCTAATAATGGAAATAATAGAATTGTAACTGGTGTTAGTGGGAATGATTTACATGCTGAAGGAAATCTAACTTTTGATGGTGATGTTCTTGGTGTTACTGGTAACATATCAGCAGGTGGTTCAATCTTCGTTCCTGATAATAAGAAATTATTCTTCGGAGCTGGTGAAGACCTATCTCTCTGGCATGATGGCAGTAATTCTCACATACAAGATACTGGAACAGGTTCACTAATATTTGACTGCAACTCTGGTTTAGCCATGAGGTGGGGTGGATCAACCAAACTTGAAGTATCATCTGGTGGTTTAATTATCACTGGTGTTGTTACTGCAACTAAGTTTATTGGTGATGGTTCTGGATTAAGTAACATATCCGCATCCTCTGCTATCAATGTTGAAGATAGTGGTAGTACTATTGGTGTTGCAGGAACTATCAACTTTGGTTCAAACCTATCCGTAAGTCCTCTCTCTGCTGGTATCGTTACTGTTACTGGTGCAGCAGGTGGTGGCGGTGGATCTGGTGTCTGGGAAACAACTGGTGCTGGAATCAATACTACATCTAATGTTGGTATTGCTACAACCAACCCAACACACAAACTACAAATCGGTGAGACCTATGGTATACACAGTGGAGTAGGAACCTTTACTGCTGTCGTAGGAACTGCTGTAGAAGTTGACAGTGTGACACTTGCAAGTTTGAATCTAAAATCTGCAGAGTATCAAATACTTGTAGAGAATGGAAGTGAAATACAATCACAGAAGATTCTTGTAATGCAGAATGGAACTACTGCATACTCAAACGAATATGCAATCATGTATGACGTTCAACAATTAGTATCCGTGGGTGCTACAATCTCCAGTGGATCACTGAAGTTAATGGTCACACCAGAAACAGGAACTACTGGTCTAACAACCTATAGATTTGTCAGAGGAGGATTAATCTAATGCCATCTAAGGAATCTTACGAAGATAGGAAAGCCGCCTTCCTTACAGTAAAAGATGGACTAACAAAAGAACCCTCAGGCGCACTGGATAAAAAAGAATATATTATAGGATGTCCAACTAAAGAAGATTGGGCAGCAGTACATGCATCTCTTATTAAAGATGGAACACTGGAAGCAAACATACCCAATTCATCTGTAGTATGTAATAGCACAAAAGGAGCTTTATCTGTAAGAGGAGCTTACATGTTAACTGATGGGCAAGCATCTGCTCTCAGAAACCATGAGAAAGTATCTTATGTCAATCTGAATACTGCAAAATATCCAGGCACCTATGAAGATAATCCTGATGACTTTGTTATGGAGATGCCAACAAAGCAATGGAGACATGCTGAAGCAGTAAAACATCAAAGGGATCCACAAACAAGTGGGGATGGTGTTTTAATGTCAAACCCAGGCGTTGCTAATAGAAATTGTACAACCTCACAATTAATGAGGCATGAACAGTATGAAGACCCTTGGAATGGTGCAGCATACGGTAACAATGACACAGATATATTTGAGTATAGAGCAAAACAATTTGGAACTGGATTTGATGTTGATGTAATTGTAGCAGACCAAGACATGTGGTTTGGTCACCTTGAATTTATCAACAATCACCTTGGAACTACTGGAGTTGTAACATTCACTACTCCACCAACATGGCCTCAGAATTACAAAGGTGGAAATGTATTATGCAACAGAGGAATATCAAGTACTATTGGATGTTGTGATCTATTAGATGTAGTTCTTGATGCTCCATACTATCTTGATCCAGACTTCTTTAATGCATCTCCAGCAGGTAGATTAGAACAACGTTGGGATAAAACTACAGTACCTCAAGAAGCTGATGCAAGAGCATGGTGGGATAATGATAGTACCTCATTCAGATCTCCAAAATTTGTAAGTACTGGTAATGGTGGTACTGCAACAGGTGTATATGACTTTGGAACTCTAAGTATACCAGCCACTTACACAAGAGCAAGATCAAACGGATCTAATACCGCATACCAAAACAACACTGGATATCATGGAACTCCATGTGCTTCTCAAACCTATGGTAAAGATCATGGGTGGGCATACAATTCCAACAAATGGTTCATAAATCTATACGGAACCTATGGTATCTTCTGGGAAGACTACTTTGATATGATCAAAGTCTTCCATCAATGCAAACCAAATAATCCAAAGTACGGTACACAAGACCCAACCATTACAAGTAACAGTTGGGGATTCAGAGACACACCACCAAGTAGTGGTTGGTATTACTTCAGACAAGGAACAAATGGATCTGGTGGAGTCAGTTTTAGTACAAAAACTGGAACCTTTATGGGTAGTTACTACAATAGTGCTCAACGTGTTATGGAATATACTCCTGGCCATTCAATACTTGGTGCAGGATATGAAATGATTGACTCTGGTGCAATCTTTGCTTGTGCTGCAGGTAACCATGACCAGAAGGTAGTCTTAGGTGATCATCCAGACTATAATAACTATCATTCCACTACATCTCAAGGAGATGGTACAACATTAGCAAACGCAACAGATACAAGTCCCTACGGTACTTTCAATCACAACACATACAATACACACAACAGACCTGGCTTCCCACCACAAATAGGAATCTATACAGGTGGAAGTGGAATCAGATATAAAACCATCTCTGTTGGTGCAATGGATGATGACTATACTGCTGCTGGATTGGAACGAAAAGCATCTTACAGTAACATGGGTAATGCAGTAGACTATTTCTGTACTGCAGATGGATCATTAGCTGGATGTGATGATAATAGTTTCCAATATGATCGTTATAATGCATACTACTATATCGATGGAACTATATCAGTAGAGTCTGCAAACTGTACCTTTGGTGGAACAAGTTCTGCAACTCCCATCTCTGTTGGTATCCTTGCAACTAAACTTGAACATAATAGAACATGGACTGCACTGGATCTAAAAGACTGGGCAGCATCATGTGGTTCAGCAAATACTAACCATTATTATTATGGTACTGAAGCAACTACTGCAACAGATTCTAACTGGACTGACTCATATAACATGCAGGGTAATGCTGGTTATGTTATATGGGATAAACTAACTGGTAATGAACCAGATAAAAAGAAGTTTATTAATGGTGGTTCAGTAGGTATCACATGTAAGGGTGTGACCTTTACTTATAGTTAATAAATAGATAAAAACAGGATCTCATGGCAGACAAAAGTTTTGGCGTTAAGGAAATTAATGTAGTTGGAGCTACTGGTGATCCAACTATAGAGAGTCCTGGCGATTTAAAAATTACTGTAGGTAGTGCAAACACATGTAGTTTCACTGCTGGTTCTGTAATAACAAACAGAACAGTAGGTGATGGATCTGATAGAAACTTTGCAACTAAGTACTACATCACCGCTAATGGAACTACTGCATATAGATTTGCTGGGCCTGGATTAGTTAACACAACAGATAATCCTACCCTCTTCCTACAGAGAGGACAAACATATATCTTTGAAAATTCTACAGCTGCAGCACACCCATTTGCAATTAGATATTCAGATGGAGGAACAGGATATGGTTCTACATATCTAAGTGGTTCCCAACAAGGAGCTCAGATATTCAATGTCCCCTTTGATGCACCAGCAACCTTGTACTATCAATGTACAATGCACTCTGGTATGATTGGAACACTAACAATTGTAAGTTGATATGTCACCTTTAGCATTTGGTATTGGTAAAAGCGGCGGTGCCAGCTTTGACCCAGCAGCATTCTATTGTAATTACTTATCGTTCCTATTCCATTGGACTGATGGTAAGGACTTAGATGTAATATGTTCATTCTTATCTCCTAATCTATCTGGAGAACTTGGATTCAATAGATCTCCAGGCAATGCTATAACAAATGGTGATGGATCCATAACCTATATGAAGTGGGGTAATGATAACTCAGAAGATACAGAAGGATATGAAGGAATATACATTGATGTAGATGCTTTAAAACAAGTTCCAGGCGGACTTACACAGAATATTATAGAACTGGATCTAAGAGCCATATGGCGTGCAGAAATAGGAACAGACCCAGTAATAGTAAAAGCAAGTGGATGGCAAGGTGGAACAGTACTTTTGGAAGATGAAACTCCTAACGTTCCTGGCTATGGATTCCTTAACCCTACAGCCTTCCAATCCTTTCCAGACTTCAAACAGACAGAAGGAAAACAATTAACTGATACTAATAGAGAAAATAACGGTCAGAGAATGTGTAGAGTAAAGATAGACCTAAACTCATATACTATACAACTCATAGAAGACGATTAATTTATACACCATATATGGATGATAGGTAAATCTAACATTTATTTGTATAAATACGGCTGAACTAATGTGAGATCACATGAAAAGAATTATTCCTTTTCTTATGATGGCAACTGCAGGCTTATTGGCGAGTCCAGCGAGAGCAGACCTGACATCCAGATTTACTTCCAGTGTCCAACTGCAAGTTAATGCTGCTGCAACTCAGATGCAACGAGTAGGTAATTCCTATAGCATATCTGGCAATAACGTGGACACAACTGATGGCACCACGGCTAACACAGTTAGTGCTGGCGCTATTTCAAGTGGTGTATATGGGCCTGGCACTATTGCTGCAGTCCAAGACGACCCAGGCGAGTCATTCAGTTTCACAACTGCGTTCACTCAAGGAGATGCTCTGGTAACATCTGCTCCTTCAGTAGGTGCTGTTAGTGCATTGAGTAATCAATTGTCTACTGGAGCTGGGACCGCAGGATCCCTTGCCGGCACTGTGACTACGCAGGGAGCCCTGACCGTAACAGCTGGAGGCGCAGGCACAACTGCTACCGGCCAATTCGTTACAGAATTGCAAATAGACTAAGATGAAAAGGATACTAACAGCGATAGCGTTGCTTAGTATAGGGACCCCTGTAATGGCGGTCCCTGTCGTGCCAAATTTCCAGCAGGGCTCGATGACCAGCCATACCGAAACTGAAAGCACGGTTACGGAAACCATAAATTCAATTGATTATAGGACAGGATGGGAATACTCAGTAACGGGGGTAGGGGTAGACAACAATGGTCAAGCCTTGAATCCTCCAGTGACTACATCAACAGTGACAGTAACCCCAGGCGGAACCTCCGCAGCGGGAACGAACGGAAATACAATAACAGGAAGCGTGACAAGTTCATTCGACTCCTTAGACTTCTCACAGCAAAACAACTTTACGCAGACGACTCCAGGCGCAGCCTTTCAATTTACCCAGACATATCAAGGGCCGGGCATGACCAACCAGACCGTCATACAAAGAGTCACCACTATCCAAAGCGTCACCGACACAACAAGCACCTTTACGCAATAAGTACATTAGTACTATCGTTAGTAAGTCCGACGGCC